GTTCTTAATCTCCCATCGTTCCCGTCCGACCCCCAACGTAGTCGCGCGCACGCGCAAAGCAAGCGACACTTCATGCTGTGGTTAGCGATCAGTAAACAATCCACGATGACCATGGATCGCGCGCACGCGCAAAGCAAGCGACACTTCATGCTGTGGTTAGCGATCAGTAAACAATCCACGATGACCATGGATCGCGCGAGATTGTTTGTATGCAAACAATTCGATTGCGGTCGGCATTTCCGCCCGTCACGGTTCGGGCGGGCGCGGCGAAAAGACCGGGGTGGGTGGCGGCCGGGCTCCCGATTCGAGCCCGCGCGCGGTTGGGCTGTGTTAACTTTCTTTCGCGCCCTTTTTTCCCAAAATCCAAAAACACCAATAAAATCAATAAGTTAAAAAATTACCGCAGAACCCGCGTCGTAATCTCAGCCCAATCTCCGCAAAATTGCGTTAACCTTCGTTAATTATTAGGTTTTCCGCCGTGCTTGATTCCCGCCAGACCATGGCCTACACTGGTAATTGTTGTAGGAATATTCACCAATGGCAGACCCCGACCGACCGAACGCAATTCCGGAGCCCATGGGCCAGCCGGAACCTTCGACATCCCTCACCCTGGCTGGCACACGGAGAGCGGTGGCGAACAAGAAGCGGCGATCAACGCTGGACATCATCGACCTTCCCGCCGAAGTTCCGGATGAAGATTGCGGTCCCGCCATGCGTGCGCTCAACCAGCGGCAGCGGAAGTTCGTCCTGGCCTATCTGGCATTTGGATCGAAAGCGACGACCTTGTACGGTCTGGCTACTCGTGCTGCCAGGGCCGCCGGCTACAAGGCGTCCTCGCGGCAATCCATGTCCAAGCAGGGATTCATCCTGATGCACAATCCGAAGGTGCTGTCGGCCCTTCGGGAGGAAGCGATGGTCAAGAGCGCCTTGATTGGTCCTTTGCTCATGGAGCAACTGGCGCTCATGGCAATCAGCGAAAAAGACCCGAGACTTCGGTTCCAGGCCATGCTGGCGACGCTGGACCGTACTGGCTATCACGTGGTCACGGAGCATCACGTGAAGACCGAGGATGTGTCGAAGACCGAGGAAGCCTTGATCGCCAGATTGCGTCAGCTTATTGCGCGCAATCCGGAGAACTTGAAGCTCGTTCCGATCACGCTGCGCGAGCGGCTTGGCCTGCCGATGCCGGAAGTCATAGATGCCAAGGCAAAAGAAGTCTCCCCGGCGGAGTCCTAAGGAAGAAACGGTTGCTCATCTTACCGCCGCGCACGCCAAGAGCAGCGGCGGTACGCTGGATGAAACCGTTGAACTTCTGGAATTGCTGGAGCGCCACAAGCGCGACTATCGCGCAACGTACTTCGTGCCGCAGAAGTATCAGGCGGAATTTTTCGATTTGGGCGAGAAGTACAGGGAACGCATGCTCCAGGCGGGCAACCGTGTCGGCAAGACCGAAGCCGGAGCATACGAGGTCACCTGCCATCTCACTGGCGAATATCCTTCCTGGTGGAAGGGTCACAGATTCGAGCACCCTGTTGTGTGTTGGGTCGCCGGCGTTACCAGTCTTGCCGTGCGTGACGTGATCCAGACAAGGTTGTGCGGTCCTTACGGTCTCCCGGAAGCGCTCGGGACCGGCATGATTCCGAAAAGCGCGTTCAAGGAGAAACCATCCCTGGCGCGCGGTATCACGGACGCATACGACACCGCGTTCGTCTATCATCGCACGAACGGCGAGATTGATGGCGTCTCGACGTTATCCTTCAAATCGTATGAACAGGGCGCCGGCAAGTTCGTCGGCGGTACTGTCGATCTCGGATGGGCTGACGAGCCTCCGCCCGAGGATGTGTACGGCGAGTTCCTGACGCGCATTCGCCCTGGCGGAAGGATGATCATCACGGCCACGCCGTTGCAGCATGTGTGGGTTGCCAACAGATTCCTGGAGCCGCATCCGGATCGCGCAGTCGTCTACGCCGGTCTGGACGACTGCACGTTCTATACCGAGGAGGAGAAGCAGCGGATATTGGAGAGCTATTTGCCGCACGAGCGTGATGCGCGACGGAAAGGACTGCCGATCCTTGGTACGGGAGCGGTGTTCCCGATTGATGAAAGTCTCATCAAATGCGATCCGATATTCCCGATACCTTCATACTGGCGAAAGCTGTGGGCGGTTGACTTCGGCATTTCGCACCCGTTCGGTGCGGTACTGTTGGCGCACGATGCCGACAGAGACATAATCTACGTCGTCCACTGCATTCGGATGAAGGACGCCATGCCGATGCAGCATGCGGAGGCGATGAAGAATGTATGCGCTTCCGCCCCTGTGGCGTGGCCGCACGACGGTCACATACGCGACAAAGGTTCCGGCATTCCGCTGGCCCAGATTTACAAGAGCTACGGATTGAACATGCTGCCTACGCATGCGACGTTCCCGGACGGGGGGATTTCATTCGAAGGCGGCATCATGGAGATGTACAACCGCATGACTGCTCAGCGGTTGCGGGTCTACAACTATTGCACCGAATGGTTCCAGGAGTTCAGATATTACTACCGGGACAAGAACGGGAACGTGGTCAAGAAGGATGACGACCTCCTGTCGGCAACCCGGATCGGCGTCATGACCATCCGTTCCGCCCGCGCCGTGGAGATGGGGTCTGTAAATCGCGGGAAGCACCGGGAGTCGTTCCTGGGAGACTATGTTGACTTCGATCTCTTCAAAGTATAGAGTCTCCGATGGAGAGTCGAATCAACTCGCTGGATTTGCCAATGCTTGGGTTTCTGATCGGTGTCGGGGCCGGTATCGCCGTCGTGGTTCTGGTTGTGTGGCTTGCCAAGAAGTACGGCGTCGTATTCCCCGACCTTCACTGAAAACAGGGGGCCTGCCGGCATTGTCCCTTCCTTCCTGACACATGCGATCTCCCCATGTGGCTGGCCGGCCCCCACCCTTTTCCAGGGAAGTGACATGAAAAGACTGGCCGCCCTTGCGTTCCTCCTGATCTCTCCACCCTCCATCGCTGCCGTTCCTTCTCCGGTCGTCCAGGCCGTCGAGGCCAACTGGATCGTTGATCGCGGCTGCTCGGGCACGCTGCTCGACAAGGACAAGGGTCTGTTCCTGACCGCCTATCATTGCATCCAGTCGTCCTACATCGTCGTGGAGAAAGACGACATCAAATCGGATGGCACGGTCGACCACAAGAAGGTGAGAGTCTCGGTTCCCGGCCGCGTCTGGAAGATGAATTACCGGGCGATGCTGGAAGTCTCGGAGAAGGCGCTGGTGTATTCGATTGAGAAGTCCGACTGGCGTCTCGATCTCGCCCTTCTCAAGACCGATCCGGTTCCGAATGGTGTTGCGGTCAAGGTTGCTTGCCAGCCTGCCCAGTTGGGTTCGGATGTCTACGCTGTCGGCAATCCATATGGGATTCTCGACTCCACGCTCACTGCCGGCACGGTGTCGTCCGTGACGCGCAGCTACAGGGATTTGCATATCGCCGGCGACCTGGGCGACGTGACTGATCCCGGCGACCATGGTCTGGTTCAGCATACGGCGACCATCGCACCCGGCAATTCGGGCGGGGCGCTCCTGAATGCGAACGGCGAACTGGTCGGCGTCAACGTGCGCGGTCTTGCTGGCGTCGTTGCGTTTGCGGTGCCGCTCCAGGATGTGCGCGAGTTTCTCGGGGATGTGATCCCCAAGTGTAAGTGATGAATGACGACCTGTATCATCATTACCTGTGGCTTGTGCGTCTGTGCGCACAGCGATGGAATGATTGTTCCATTGTTAATTCATATTACAAAAAGGCGCTTCAAGCGGCTCACAAGATAATCGACAATTGCAGCCGTTACGAGAAAATCAGCGCGGTCGTTTCCGTTCCCTGGTACGTCATCGGGATCATCCACTATCGCGAGGCCGACCTGGATTTCTCCAGGAGCCCGGCACAGGGCGATCCCTGGTCGCGAAGGTCGATCCATATTCCTAAGAACCGGGGACCGTTTCCTTCCTTCGAGGCGGCGGCGATTGATGCTTTCGCCAACTGCCCGCCGAAGCTTGCCGAATGGCCGGATTGGTCGGTAGGCGGCCTGCTTGCGGCGTGCACGCTCTACAACGGCACGGCCTACGAGGTTTACCATGACATCGCCTCGCCCTACGTGTGGGCCGGCACATCGGCCTACAAGAAAGGTTTCTACATCGAGGATGGGAAATTCAGCGAGAAGGCGGTTGACCAGCGCCCCGGTTGCGCCTGCCTGCTCAAGGCGCTGATCGCGCTCGGCGTCAAGGTTGACGAAACTGAGTTGCCTTCCACACCGCCGTCGCCCAAGGCTCCTACCGGTGCCGATACGCCTGAGCCTCAACCGCCGCAATCGCCTTCCGAGACTCAGGATAATACTCAGGACGAGAATCCCATCGACACCGGCGAAAGGGTGGTTAGCCTGTTGGAAAGATTGAAGGCGTTGTTCAAATCCTGGCCGCTGTGGATCACGGGTGGGGCAACCATCAGCAGCGCGCAGCCGCTCGACAACGTGGTCTCCCTGCTTCACAACCCTGCCTTCTGGTTCGTCCTCATGGTGCTGGCGTTCCTCATCCTTCTGGCGGTCCACTGGATCGAAAGCGGCAAACGATGACGTGGACCTTACTCACGACCCTGTTTCATCTGGCGGCCTATTGGATTGCCTTGATCGTTGTTCTGGCGATTGCGGTCGTTGGCGTTCTTTATTCGCCAATCGGCAAGCTTCTGTTCGTCGGTATCGGCGTCGGGGCTCTCCTGACCGTGGGTTTGCAGTACGGCTGGATACGCTGGCGTCCCGAAGTCCAGGAATGCCGGAATCCGGCTTATGATCCGAATGGTCCGGCCTGCCGGAAGTGGGTTTCTACCGATTCCGACCGTGGTTACGGGTATTGGGTAACTATTCCTTGCCCCGATTCCCGATAATGCTTATACTTCAAGCATGCCGCTGATGAATCAGAAGAACATGATGCTGTCGCCGGCAGCGATTGATCTTGGTCTTGGCGCCAGTCTCCAGACTCAGGTGCAGGACGAGATTGAGGAGATTCGCAAGCGCCGCAAGCAGCAGAATACCGGCATGCTCCTGTCGCCGGCCGGCGTGACGCTTCTCCAGCTTGGAGGTCTAGGTGGCTCGCAACTCTAAGGATGTTCGGAACGACGAGGAGTTGTTCCGCGACATCATGCGCGAGTTCAACGAATTGCAGGTCTGGCGGCATACGACTGCCGGCCAGTGGGAGGAAATTGCCGAACTGATTCTGCCGAATTTCCGAAATACGTTCTTCTACGGCAACTACAATTTCCCCGGCCAGAAGAAGACTCAGCGGCAGATCGACGCCAATGGGCAGGTCGCGCTCAGTCGCTTCGCCGCCATCTGCGATAGCCTGCTGACGCCGCGCAATATGTTCTGGCACCATCTGTCCACCATGGACAAGACGCTGGCTCGCCGGCGCGATGTGCGTCTCTACTTCGAGGCCGTGACGCACACGCTGTTCCAGTATCGCTATGCGGCGCTTTCCAACTTCGCTTCTCAGAACAATGCCGTGTTCACGTCGGTCGGTGCATTCGGCACCGGCGGTCTCTATTGCGAACCGTTGTTTGCTCCGTATGGGCAGCGCGGTTTGCGATACTGCTCCATCCCGCTCGGAGAGTTGTTCATCCGCGTCAACTACCAGAACCAAGTCGATGGCTTCATTCGCTGGTTCCGTCTGACTGCCCGGCAGGCGGCACAGAAGTTCGGTTACGACAATTTGCCCGAGGTGTTGAAGTCGGCAATCGAGAAAGGAAGTGAGCAGCCTTACAACTTCCTGCATCGCGTCGTGCCGCGCGATGACTACGATCCGCAACGGCTGGATCACAAGGGCATGTTCTACACGTCGCAGTACGTCTCCATCGAAGGGCAGACGATTCTGCGAGAGGGCGGCTATCACACGTTGCCCATTGCCGTGGCGCGTTACGATCAAGCTCCTGGCGAGGTCTACGGACGCTCGCCGGCCATGAATGTCCTTCCTGCGCTGAAAACCTTGAATGCGCAGAAGGCGACATTCCTGAAACAAGGACACCGCGCATCCGATCCGGTCTATCTGGTTGCCGATGATGGCCTCATGTCCATGGACATGCGCCCCGGCGCATTCAACCGTGGCGGCGTCAGCCCCGAGGGTCGTCTGCTCGTTCAAATGCTGCCTACCGGCAACATCCAGATCAACGAGAAGATGATGGAGGCGGAGCAGAAGTTGATTGGCGACGCCTTCCTGGTGACGCTGTTCCAGATTCTGGAGGAGACACCGCAGATGACTGCGACGGAGGTCATCGAGCGTGTCAATGAGAAGGGCATTCTGCTGGCACCGACCGTTGGCCGGCTGCAATCGGAGTATCTTGGCCCGCTCATTGATCGCGAGCTTGATGTCCTCTCGCAGTTGAAGCTGCTGCCACCGATGCCTCAAATCCTTAGAGAAGCGGGGGCGGAGTATCATGTCGTCTACACGTCGCCGTTGGCGCGAGCTATGCGAGCGCAAGAAGCGGCTGGTTTCATGCGTACAGTGGAAAGCGTTAAAGAGTTGGTTAATATTACGGGTGATCCTTCTCTGCTGGACCCTTTCAATTTTGATGTTGCTGTCCCTGCTATCGCTGATATACAGGCAGTCCCCGAAAGCTGGCTTGCCACACCTCAAGAGATTCGGGCAAAACGACAGGCACGCGCCAAAGCGCAACAGCAGCAGGCGCAAATCCAGTCGCTACCAGCCCAAGCGGCGATGCTCAAAGCGCAAGCCGTTGTGGCAAAGAACATGCCTGGAATTACGCCGGGTGAGCGAGGAATTGGCGGCCCTATGACTCAACCGCAGACTCCAGTTCCGCCGCCTAGAAACGTGTAGGAGAGTTCAATGGCTGACAACGACATCGACATGGCCCACGCTGAAATTGCGCGCAGCAAGAATGATGCTCACGCGTCGAATGACACGTCGTCATTCGTCGGCAACATGGGAACGGCGATGAACTTCCTGATCATGTCGCGACCGTTCGGGGATTCGTTCCTCCAGGCTGGTCGCGACGCGTATCGGACGTATCACGACGCCGGTGGGAATCAGACTTAATGTCTCTCACCAAGCTTGCGGAAGCTCAGCGTCGCGTATGGGCTACGCTTTCATTCCTGCGCCAGCGGAAGGCGAACTATCGTTCGGTTTTCACTTCTCCCGCCGGCGAGGAAGTTCTGCTGGACTTGGTGAAGTTCACCAAGTTTCTTGAAGGGCCTGTCGGCCGGTCGAATGAGGAGACGTGGCGCTTGATCGGTCGGCAGGATGTATTACGTCGGATTCAGCAGCACTGCAATCTGACGGTCGAGCAATTGTTCGCGCTTTACTCGGCGCAGCCTGTGCCGACGTATGCGCAATTAGCCAAAGCAAATGAGGGTGACGATGAGTGACACCACCACTACTCCGCCGGCTGGTCCGGAAAAGCCTGAGGCTGGCGCCAACACAGCGCCGCCTGCATCGGCCGGTGCGTCAGAACCTTGGTTCAAAGGTGCTGACGCTGAGATTATCGGACATCTTCAAGCCCATGGGTGGGATAAGAAAGATGCCCGAGAAGCGGCGCTCGAAGCGGTGAAGTCGTATCGTGAAGCTCAGAAGCTTCTCGGCGTTCCTCCGTCTGAGCTTGTTCGCATTCCTCGCGCGAACGACGAGACGGCGTGGCGTCAGTTTTATGAGAGACTAGGCGTCCCTCAGAAGCCTGATGACTACGACTTCTCGCAAATCAAGTTCTCAGATGGAGAGCCGCTGGATGGCGATTTCAAGACGTGGGTCGCGACGCTCGCGCACAAATATCATCTCAACAAGAATGAAGCCTTGTCCTTTGCGCAGGACATCGTTCGACAAATGGACGGCGCGGATGCGGCTGAGCGGGCGGAACAGACAGCGAAACTCCAAGAGGAAAAAGCCAAGCTCCAGCAGAACTGGGGCGCGAACTTCGAGGTCAACAAATTCCTCGCCAATCAGGCCGCCCAACGTCTTGGCGTGACGCCGGAAGCCATCGCTGCCCTGGAGAACCAAATTGGCTATGCGGCAGTCATGGAGATGTTCCGTAAGATCGGCTCAGCCATGGGCGAGGACACGTTGATTCGTGGCAATCGTCCAGCCGGTGGTGGCGTCATGACTCGGGAGGAAGCCATTGCCAAGAAAGCCGAGTTGATGGCTGACCCGGCATGGCGAGAGCGTTACCTGGGAGGCGGGCTCGCGGAGCGTCGCGAGATGCTGGCGTTGCAGGCCATCATCACGGGCGTTGACGTTTCGTCCGCGCTGATCCGTGCCTAGCGTCAGCAAAGCGCAGCACGCCTTCATGGCTATGTCCCGCACTGCGAAAGGGCGGGCGAAGCTGCGCGCCAGCGGCAAGAAGCCGGCCCCGGTATCGGTCGCCAACGAGTTTCTCCAGGCTGACCGGGGCCGGAAATTCACAAAGAAATACAAGAGGTGACCCATGGCAAAGAAATGGATCAAGCGGGCAATCAAGCATCCTGGGGCTCTGACCAAGAAGGCTCATGCCGCCGGCATGTCGCCCATGGAGTATGCGGAAAAGCACAAGCACGATTCCGGGACCACAGGAAAACAAGCCCGTCTGGCCCTTACTTTGCGGCGAATGCGCCACAAGTAGGACTATATTGACAGTTAATCTCTGAGAACCTATACTTTCTTCAAAGTCTGCCAGAACCGTTTGGCGGCAGACTTACTCATGCCCCGGCTTGGCCGACAAGGCGCTCTCAAACAAGTTAACAGGTTAGAGGGGCTGTTCCCATGGCCGGTTCTTTTGATCAAGGTTTGGTCGCACTCTATACGACCCAGTTCACGACAAACCTTGAACTTCTGCTCCAGCAGAAAGGTTCGCTTCTGCGCTCGCGTGTGAGCGAAGGAATGCACGTCGGCAAGATGGCGTCTCCGATCCAGCAGATTTCGCCCATTCAGGCGAATGCACCCGCTGGTCGCTTCGCTCCGAAGGAACTGACGCAGGCGAACTTCGTTCGTCGGTGGGTCTTCCCGCAGGAGCGGGAGATTAACCAGTTGATCGACACGTTCGACGAACTCCAGACGATTGTCGATCCGAAGTCCGCATACGTCCAGAATGCGGTGTACGCCATCGGTCGCGCCTGGGATGACATCATCATGCAGGCGGCGGTCGGGCCGGCTCAGGTCGGTCAGGATGCTGCATCGCTTTCGACCGAGACGTTCGATACGACCAAGTATCAGATTCCTGTCGATTTCGGGGCCGCCAGTCCGGTCGGCCTCACGGTCGATAAGCTGATCGAGGTTCGTCGGCGCTTCCGCCACTATCATGTGGACCTCGATGCTGACCCCGTGACGCTCATCATCGGGTCGCAGCAGGAAGCCGACCTGCTCCGTCAGCAGCAAATCGTGTCCGAGGAATACAACGACCGCCCCGTTCTCGTGGACGGCCGCATCAAGCGGTTCCTCGGTTTCGACATCGTGGTCTCGGAGCGTGTGCCCGAGACGACTCCGGGTTCGGTTCGCGGCGTCATTGCGTTCGCGAAGTCGGGCCTGTACCTCGGCATGTGGAAGGACATTGTGACGCGTATCAGCATTCGCAATGATCTTTCCAGTGAGCCGTGGCAGGTCTACAATCAGGTCATGTACGGCGCGACCCGTACGCAGCCCGGCAAGGTTATGCAGATTCTCTGCGCCGACACGTCTGGCTCTGACGTGACGCCGTAAAGGAGGATGACCAATGGCTACTGCTAACGGCAAAAGCGTGAACATCGCTTTCCTCGACCAGACGGCTCCGTTTGTCCAGATGACCGCCGGCGAAGGCCGTGCCGCCCGCCTCAAGATGGTTGAGGACAAGGTGGCTCTCGATGCCGCCGGCCTCGGTGATACGGGTTCGTATTACCGTGTCTGCCGGCTGCCGGCGAACGCGAAGGTCAAGCGCCTTGACATCTTCACGGATGCGGCGCTTGATACGAACGCCACTCCGACACTTTCTCTCGACTTCGGGGTTGTGTTCTCCGATTCGACCATTGATGGGACGCCTGTCGCCTACCAGGGGCAGGCGCCCCACAATGCCAAGAACGGCACCGTGGTCAGCCCGACCGATCCGAACCACAACAAGTTGTTCGGGTCCAAGGCTATCGGAGCGCAGCTTGGCGTGACCGAGATTACGTTCAACGGGAACCTCGTGGACCCGTTGACGCTCATGGAAACCCCGCTCGTTGACATCTTCAATTTCGTCACCGGGCAGGGTTATCCGCAGTCTGGCCCCGGCTTCATGGACGTCCTCGTGAAAGTCGGGACTGCTGCGGCGACCGCCAATGCCGGCAATCTGTATGTCCGGGCGATCTACTCCGAATAGGTTGTAGGCGCGTAGGCGCTGAGGGGAAATATACGGGAGTGTGGGCGTATTCGGAGGCACCATGGCTTACGATCTCGACTCGGCGCACGCTGCAATCGGCAAGGTCAAGAACGACGCTCACGCCAGCGGCGACACGTCGCATTTCGCGGCCGCCGCTGGCGGTGGCTACGAAGCGTGGAAGAATCCTACGACGCGTGGCGTGATCATCGACCAGTTGCGGCAGATGCAGGAAAAGGCACATGGCTAACACCAATCTGTCCATCTCCATCGCTTTGGGCGTGGAGGGCTACCGGCCGGCAGACTTCACGATTGGCACGAATGCTCCCGCCTCTGGCGATTTCGAGTTTCGGGTGAATGCCGTATCGAATGGCAAGACTGTTACCCGACGTGACATGATCCGGGCGCTGGATGCGATTCGACGCGTGATCGAGAGCAACGGCGTCTTCACCACCGATCTCGCCCAATGAACGTCACACAAGGGTTTACCTTTAAGAATCTGACGGCCGACAGCCCTACCTTCGCCTTGAGGGGTGGGAAATACGCCGTCGTGTCCGTAGCGACCGCCTACGGCACAACGAAGTTCCAAATCATGGGGCCGGATGGATCGACCTATGTGGACATTGCGACTTTGAGCGCCAATGGGATTTCGGTCTATGATCTTCCACCGGGAACGTATAAGATTGCGTCGTCTGGTGCGACTGGTCTGAACGTCAGCGTTGTCGCCGTTCCGTACTGACCGGGGCGGCGATTGAGAGCCGCCGATGATTACTGTCTCCGCTTTCACAACTCCCGAAGATATTGCGAATCGTGCATTACAGCACGTGGGAGCGGACCATAAGATTGTCAGCCTGCTGAATGACGGCACCAAGCCGCAGCGGGAAATTCTCAGCGTCTACTCCAAACTCCGGCAGGCAGAATTGCGTCGGGCTGCATGGCAGTTCGCAATTCGCTACGCTGTTTTGCGTCCCATCGACGTGACAACTTATCAGTGGACGCCACCCGCCTGGGCGAACAACGTGACCTACCGTGTTGGAGCCGTGGTCAGTTACGACGATGGCTACGGGCTGCGCTACTGGCAAAATCAGATTCCGGCAAACTTGAACAACGTACCGGGAAGTGGTACGGCGTGGAGAAGCTATGCGGGCACTCTCTTTGCAGTCCCTTACGACAGCAGTGAAGCATATTTTACCGGTGATCTTGTTTATGTGGCTGGCACTGGTGGCTCGGCCCAAGTCTACCTTTCGACGCAGCAAATCAATAAGAACAGTCCCTCCACGCCGCAACTCTGGAATTCTACTCAAACCTACGAGAAGGAAGACATTGTAACGGATGGCGTAAATACGTATGTCAGCCTGATTGACTTTAACCTCAATAACACACCTGCTACGTCGCCATCCGCATGGGCAATCACATCCCTGGCTCTCGGCCCTGCTTGGGTTCTGCTTGGCGGAACGTTGACGCGGTATGAGCTTCTCTACCCGATGACCGCCGGGCCGGCCAGCCAGACCATCACCCGCAATGTCTACCCGCTGCCCTATGGGTTCCTCCGCATGGCGCGGCAGGAACCCAAATCCGGCAGCACGTCGATCTTCGGAGCGCCGACCAATCGGGCTTATGATGATTGGCTAATCGAGAGCGGGATGCTTGTGACTCGGGATAGTGAGCCGATCATCCTTCGTTTCGTGGCTGACGAACAGAACGTCAGCTATATGGACCCCATGTTCTGTGAAGGCTTGGCGTGCCGCATCGCCATGGAGATTGTGGAGGCACTGACGCAATCGACCGAGAAGGCGCGGGAGACTTCGGCTTCCTACACGGTCTTCATGCGTGAAGCTCGATTGGTCAACGCAATCGAGGAGGGTGCCGACGAACCTGCCATGGATGACTGGATACAGACGCGCATCTAATGCCTAACGTTACGTATCAACAGACGAACTTCCTGGGCGGCGAGTGGTCTCCTTTCTTCCAGGGGCGCACCGACCACCCTCGATATCGCACCGCGATGAACCTCTCGCGGAACGGTTTTCCTATGGAGGAGGGCGCGTGGGTGCGCCGTCCCGGAACGCGGCTGATTGCTCCGACCGCCGGCGGCAAACCAGCCAAGTTGCTCCCCATTCACTTCACAAACTCGGCTCCATATGTTGCTGAATTTACGGACGGCTATGTCCGGTTCTACTATCAGAGTCGACCTGTTGCACGCGCAGAATTCGTTGCCGTCCTCGGCATAAGTACGGATAATCCGGCAGTACTTACGCTTCTCGTCCCTATGCCGTGGGCTCAGGGGGATGAGATCGGTTTCTTCTTCGTTGCTGCCGACATCTCTATGGCGCAGCAATTGCGCCAGCGGATTTTCAAAGTAACGCCGGTTGCGGAGACATATGCGTCATGGTCTTCATCTATCACCTACAACACGAACTCCTTGGTTACCTACAACAGCCGCAATTACATCAGCCTTCAGGATAACAACACGAACCATCAACCTGACGTCAGCCCAACGTGGTGGTCTGACGTCACGTCCGAGACGCGGAAGTTTCAACTCTTTGACGCCGTGACCGGTGCTGCCGTTGATGGCAGCCAGTTGGTGCTGCCTCCGGCGCTCGCTATCTCGGTTTATGCTATGCGGGGGTTGAAGCTCCAGACCCCCTATACTGCCGGCTCGTGGGAGACGCTGCGTATCGTCCAGAATAAGGATGTCGCTATTCTTATGAATGGCGTGCACATTCCGCAGCTTCTTGTAATCACCCCTAACCCCGGTTCGCCGATTGCGGCGACTGCTGTTCTGAAGCCGGTTCGCTTTCTTGATGGTCCATATCTTGACCCCGTTGCCAATTCGGTTGCTGACGTTTCCGGCACGTCCGGTATTGTGACAATTACGTGTCACTTCCAGGATTGGAATAGCGCCAACACATATGCTGCCGGTGATTATGTTCGTTTCGGAACGAACGCGTATCGGTCGCTTGCCGGAGCCAACACTAACAATCAGCCGGATATCAGTCCAACATGGTGGGTCCAGGTCGATCCGGGCTATGCCGTGACTGGTCCCAATAACCAACAGTACGTCGGTTTCCAATCGACGGATGTTGG